CGAAGGACCGCATTTCCCGAACGTCTGTGATAGCCATTAGCCGATCACCGCGAGGCCGGCTGGATCAAGCCGGGCTGCGATGTCCTCCAGTGCGTCGGCAGACCGCTCCGTGTTCTCTGCCGTTTGCCGGGCGTCGTCCTTCACGTCGAGCCGCGGATCGGCCCCACGCAGGATGTTGTTGCGGAACGTCTCGCCCTCGGACGAGCCGACCACGATGGCACGAAGTTCCTGCACGGACGCCTTGATCGCGGCACCGACGGCCTGGGCCACGGGCTGCTCACCACGCGGCTTCTCGCCGCCATCACCACCGCCGGCCTTGGCCTTAGCAAGCGCCGCGTCAAACGCACCAAATGGATTAGTGATGTTCTCAATCCCTTGGGCGAATCCTTTTGCCGCTTGATCGCCACGCTCTTTTGCAAGTGCGTCAAAGCCTTTCTGCATCATCGAGGCACCGGAGGCGGTTTCCTTCAGCGACGCAGCCATGTCGGTGAACCCGGCCGCTTCAGCCAGACCGGCGAGCGAATTAGACAGCCTGCGGACGCCTTCCAGAATGACTGAAAAGACTGAGTTGAAAGCCTGGCTCAGCTGAGCGTTGATTGCGAACACCAACTGAATGACGCCGTACAGGACCGTAAACCGGCCAACGATGCTTCGCAGGACACCTTCAAAAGCCGACGCCGCCGTAGATGCAAGGCTCCACCCATTCGTATTGTCAGCGAAAAAGCCGACGATCATGTTGGACACAACAGTGATCGCCGGTGCGAGTTTCGCTAAAACCTGGTTGATGAATCCCTGCACTGGCATCACAAGTCTCTTGAACGCATCGCCCATGCCCTCAATGGCGGCCGTCTGCTGTGGGCTAAGCGTCACGCCGAGTGCTTGCTGAAGCCGCTTCACCTCCTCGCTGGCATCGCCTGCACCACGAATGAAGTTCAGCATGCTTTGCCCACTGCGGCCAAAGATGTTGACGGCGGCGACCTGCTGCATCGCAGGCGGCAGGGCGGCAATGCGCTGGCTGATTAGCCTGAATTGCTCTGCGGCGTCCTTGCCTGCCATGTCCTGCATGGTCAGGCCGAGACGATGAAACGCCTTGACTGCGGCCGGCGTGCCGTTGGCGAGTTCTCCAACCATCCGAGACGACCTTCGTAGGCCGGTCGTCATCTGCTCCTGACTGACGCCAAACTCATCCGCTACCTGCGTTAAAACCTGCAACTCCGACGAGGAAACGCCCATCTCCTGCGACAAGTTGTGAAGTTTCTCTGCCGCACTTGCGGCTGATGCTAACGCGACGAACGGGGCCGTGACGGCAGCAATGACGCCCAGCGGAATCAGTAGGCTCTTCATCGCCCCGCTTAGGATCGCCACGCCCACCGCCGCCGTAGACGCTCCCCGGCCAAGCCCGAGGACACCCAGCGTCGCACTGGCGAAGCCGTTGCCCAGCCCGCCGGTCATCCGGCTGACCAGCCCCTGAAAGCCGCTCAGTTGCTTGCCGGCGTTTGCCAACCCGCGCGTGAGCCCGCCCGTGGACGCCGTGATCGAGACGTTGACGCGGCCGAAGTTCTTCGCCATCACCCGCCTCCGATCGCACGGAAGGCCGCCACGATCTGCTCGGGAGTCTGACCCCGCTTCGGCACGGGCATGAAGTCGTCAGGCTTGCGACGCGGCGAACCCTTGGAACGGTGGGCGGATGCGAACTGTGCCATGCTCATCGCGTCCCTCAACCACTCGTCGCCCCACGGCTCCAGCTGGTAGTAGCCCATCCACCCGTACAACTGGTCCACGCTCATCACGTCCGCCAGGCCGCCGGGCTCCTCAACGTTCCAGACCCCCAGCTTCAAGGCCAGCCGGTAGAGGAATTGCAGGACCGGCTGGCGCTCTATTTTCCCGCGGCCTCCTCCACAGGATTGGCACCAAGCCCGTTCAGTTTGAACACCGCATCGACGATCCGTTGCACGGCGTCGGCGTCGAACTCGCCGATTCGCTCTTCGTCCGCCTCGGTGAACAGCGGCTTGCCGTCGTCGTCCACGCACGACAGGGCCACGACCTTCGCGGACACGTTCTTCAGGTTGACCGACCCGCCGACCTTGCCGCCGGTGGCGATCTCCTCGAAACGGTTCCGCATCCGGCTGGTGAACTTGGTGACCCAGACCTCGGCATCCTCGCCGAGCTCGGGCACCGGCACCTTCACCTTCGGCAGCGGCCGACGCCGCTTGAAAAACTCGTCACGACTCAGAGCCATGCGCGCCTCCCTGCGTCACACCAATCAACCAAGGGCACCCGAGAGCTTGATCGTCACAGAGCCCGACTGCATGTCTTCCATCTGGGCACCGGCCTCGTAGCCGGTCATGTAGCCGAACGCCGACCACAGCGTCACAGCCGTGCCACCGTTGGCCCAGTACACGCTCACCACCTGATTGGTGGCGACGTTCGCCAGGTCGGCGACGGGCTTCACGGACGGGTCGTGCAGCACCTCAACCGAGACTTCGCCCGGGTCGTAGATGCTCGAGGCCACGAACTCCTTGGCCGAGGACAGCATGTGCGTCGCGTCGGCAACGGCCCGTGCGATGCCGTTGTGGTTCACGCCGGTGATCTTGTAGCCGGTCGCGGTGTGCAGCGCGGTGCCGAACGAAACGTAGGTGCCCTGTCCGATGTCAGCAGCCATGTTCAACTCTCCGAGTGGGTGATCTCGACTGTCAGGTCCGTCCGGTAAATTGGCGTCTGGTCGCCGGGGTTGGCAGGCTCTTGCTGGTCGTTTTCGTCCTTGACCGTGACGAGCCGAACCGCCGCCGTCCGCTTGAATTGTAAGGCTGCCCGCACCGCTCGCCCGAGGTTGCGGCAGTCCACCAGACGGGTCGAAATGCACGACACCGTGTACGTCGTCCGCGTGATCCCGGTCATCCCCTGCATGTGCATGTACGGCCCACGGCTGGCGTCCTGGCGGTCGATGACCAGGCACGGCAGCGTCGTCCCCTGCGGAGCCTGGACGGCGTAGATCCGCGAGCCGACGGACGCTGCGATGTCGGCTGAGACCGACAGCAGCTGCAGCAGGGATTCGTCGATGAACGTCGTGGCTGGCATCACATCCCCTTGGCAGCACGGCGGGCGTTCTCGGCCACGGCCTTGTCTACGGACCGGCCCAGTTCCTCAACGAGTTGCTCGCGGATTCGCGGCAGCGTGCGGTCCGCCCACTGGCCGAACTTGCCCGTGCCGGGGACGGCAGCCACCTCGGGGAAGTACGCAGCCCCGCCGTCTTCGGCCCCGATCAAAGCCACCTTGCCCATGAGGTACGGGTACTGCTTGGCCAGTGCCATCGGCACCTGCAGCATCGCAGCCTTCTTGGGCCGGCGAACCTTCACGCCGTTCTCGATCCACCAGGCGTGGTAGCCAAGCCCGCCCTTCTTGAACTTCTCACCACGGCGGAACCCGAGCACGGCCGTCTGGGTCTTGCCGCGAACCTTGGCTTCCGTGAGCACGCCCACCGACCGCCGCAGGTTGCCCGTCGGCCCCTTGGCAACCAGGGCTTTCACCTCGGGGATGTACGGCTTCGTGACCTTGTTCACGCTGGCCCGCAGGTACTTTTTCTGCACGCCGATCCGCAGCCCATCAAAACGCTTGAGCACGTCCGCGATGTCCGAAACGCTGACACTGGCTTGCATGCCTGCCATTAGTCCGTCACCTCCGCCACCAGCAGCTCGTGCTCGGCCCGGTAGCCGCGCTCCACCACGCTGGTGATCTCGAACGTGCGACCCTCGCAGACGATCCGCATCTTGGCTTTCAACCCCGGCGTGTAGTGCAGCATCACCTTGTGGGTCACGTCTGAGCCGGTCGCCATGGCCGACACGCTCTCTGATCCCGACAGCGGCATGATGCCAACCCACCGAGTAGCGAACGTCGCCCACGACAGGATCGGCTCGCCAATAGCGTTGGCCGACTCGGTCGGAGTCTGGATCGTCGCCAACCGGTTGAGCGTGCCCGTCTTCATGTGCCGACCACTACCACCGTGAAACTCGCCGTGCCAGAGTAGGCCGAGACGTTGAAGCCAGCCGTGCCACCGCCCCGGGCGTCCGACAACGCCACCCGGCTCGCGGAACTGATCGCTGCCCCCGCCCCGGTCGCCTCGGCACAGCGGGCCGCAGCCGACGCTGCAAAGGCAAACCGGTCCACGGTCGCGAACGACACGAGCGAACCGTCAGTGTCCCGGTAGGTACTGGGAGCCACGGCAATCGCCACGGCGGCCGTTCCGCAGGTGCCGGCGATGATGGCCACCTTGCCGGTCGTCTGGCTGTCCGTGCTCGTCAGGGCGAGCCGCTTCACGGCCTGGACGCCGTCGCTGGACGCCGAGTCGGTGAACCCCACGTCAACGGCGATCCGTCCCTCGATGCTCATGCGTACTGCCTCCAGCGGAGGTTGGCCAGCAGGGCCGATACGGCCATTTCCAGTTCACGGCCCACGCTGCCCACGGCCTCCCGGTTCGCGTACCAGTGACCCACCAACATCTTGATTGCGTGCTTCGCCGGAGTCGGCACGTTCGCCGCCCCGCCGTAGCCGGCGAGGTAGGTCACCTGCACGGCCTTGTCGTCCAGCCGCACGTTGGGCCAGTTCTCCAAGTACAGCGGGTACAGAAGGGCAGGAACGTGGTCGCGGTCTAGGCGGAACTGCTGCGTTCCAGACTGCGCCCACGTGAGTGTCTGCGTGGTGCCACCTTGGTCCACGTAGGAAATAGTCACCGTGGCGTTCGTGGCAACCGAAGCCAGCTGCACCGGCGGGCGCGGAAGCGCGATGCGGAGGCTTGGGAAATCATCGAACGCCACGGTGTAATGTTTGTGGGCGAAGGTGCGGTCGCAGTAGTCCTCGCACCAGGCGGTCGCCGTGTCGATCAGCACGCCGATGTAGTCATCGTCGGTCGTCATATCGACGATCCGCAGATGCTCCTTGGCCTCGGCCACCGACACAGGCCGGTCACCTACCCCGCTGCCCGTCGCAACGATGAGCGACCGGTAGTTGCTACTTGCCCGCACGGCGTCGCCTCCCGGCCTTGGCGTAGGGTGCCTCGGCCCGCTCGAGCTCCTCGGGCTGGTCAGCCACGGCGAAGCGGATCTGCGGCTGCTCGTTGCGGACGGCGTAGCCAGACCGCACCAGCATGTCGGCCAGACCGCCGGTCACGTCAACCACCTGGCCCGTCTTGTAGGTGCGGACCGGTCGAGTGATCCGCACCGACACCGTGGGGTATTGCGTGCTCATCGCCAGACGTTCTCCGGGGGCTGGCCGCCGCGATCCCAGAAATCCCCAGGATGCTGGAGCAACGGCTGCATGTTGACATCGGGCCACTTGAACCAGACCTCGGCATGACCGAGAGCCACCCGCGGGCAGACACCCAACTTCAGCCCGGCCTTCTGAGCCTCGATCCAGAAGTGAATGTCGTCGTCGATCCGGCCGTCGTCCCACCGGCCATCGGCGTTTGGCCTGCCCAAGAACCACGGGTGCTTCAGCTTCTTCAGGGCCGACGCTCGCAGGAGCGTGAACCCGAAGTGCGCCGTGTTCACGGGCATGATGTTGTGATAGATCAGCTGGTCGCGGCCGATGCTCCCGGCCCGCGTGCCGTCCTCCGACATCATCGTGAACAGCGGCTCGTCGTGCCGCCGCTTCATCTGCACCGCAGCCACCACGTCGTAGTCCGACGCCGAAGCGTAGGTCAGCAGACGAGGTAGTGCATCCGGCTGGAAGATGCTGTCGTAGTCCAGCGTCAGAATCCACAGCGGCGGACCGTCAGGCTCCGGGTCGTTCTCGACCATGTCCGTGAGGACACGTTCCAACATTTGTCCCCAAAAACAGCCTTCCAGCCGCACGGGTGCGACGCCGTAGGGGATGAGCCCTCGCGGCCAACAGAACATGTGGTCCTGCCAGCCCAACCTCGGAACCGACATCGCGCAATGCACGCGAACCGGCCCCGAGCCAGTATTCAGCACAGCCGGCTTTATGCCGGCGATGGGTGAAGCAGCCGCGCCCACGGCAACCTCCTTCGAGTTGTCGAACTACTTAACCAAGGACCACGCGGTTGGTGACGTTCGCATCCGACGCCGAATCGACGCCAGACTCGCCGCGGCCCAGCCGGGCCGCCACCACCACCGTGTTGTTGCTCGCGTTGCTCGTCGCAGACGAGCTCGGCGTGACCGAGACCTGCACGTACCGCCGCAGCGTCTTCGTGCTGACCTCGAACCGGGTCACGTTGACGGTCGCCGTGTTGCCGACGCCGGACAGCGTGTAGTCCGTGCCCTGGATCAGGCTGGCAACGGTCACGTAGCTGCCGTCCGTGTCGCTGTGCTTCAGCGAGACCACGCTCGGGGCCGCCGTGTTGGCGATCGAGCGGTAGCCCACGTCCACCGACAGCGAGTCGTAGCCGAGGCAATCGACCGCCACGGTCAG